CCATTATTTAATTTTTTTAATTACGTCTATTAACTTCTTGTCACCTAGTTGAACTATCTTATAAATCAACTCAAAATTCTTTATGTATTCTAGCATTATCCGCCTCCTGTGTTTACTGTGTTTAATACTTGCCAATTTCCTTTATAAGCTATGAACCAAGCGCAATGGTGATTTTGTAAGTTGTAACTCGCACCGCCATTAATTAAGTTATTTGGGTTTATTGGGTATATCTTAACTGAGCCGCCTGAAATATTTTTTATTATTATTATAGGGTCTCCTGTTAATGGTTTAATTGTTCCTGCATCAGGTAAATAAACATCTTCTCCATTTTCTATAAAATTAATATTAGAGCCAAATTCTAAAATGTTTATACTTCCATTTTGTTCTACTGAGTTAAATTGAGTTCTTGCTTGTGAATCAAAATATTCTGTATTGTCCGCCCTCACATACATTGGCATTTCTTCACTTGCTATCACTCCACCGCTACCGCCATTACCTGTGCCTGATACTAAAGTAAACGCAGGTGCTGTTTTTAGTTTCAATAACTCAATCTCTACCAACCCATCAGAGTTTAAATCGTGCTTAATGGTGTATAGCCTATAATACTGCTTATTGAGTAAGTAAATCTTTCTAAAACTTAGTGCATTAAACTCAACTTCATTTAGCTGAAACTTAGCCGTGATAATTTTGGAATCCTTATCCGTAATTTCTTCTATTGTCTTTTTCCAATACCTATTAAATAAGTTACCATTCGTGTAGGAAGTTAAACCAAGTCCGTAGTAAATTGCTTTAGGTTGTGCAAAGCCTAAATCAAAAGTGGGTGCTGAGGTGCTGTCCAACATTCCTGCATAAGGAAAGTCACTAAATGTACTTATGCCGCTTAGTCTAGTTCTTAGCTTCCAACCTTGAGTTGTTGCCACTAAGCCGCCATAAATAAGCATTCTAATATTATAAGAAGGTAACTCGCTATTGCCACTATTAGGGTCTAGCTTCCTAATCTTTGTAAATATTCTATCATGCACTCCGTTTGAGTTGGCTAATGGTGATGGGCTGAATCCTATCTCTACTGTATTGGTTTGGGTTAAAAAATCATTTAGAACTGTAAACTTTTTAGTGCTGTAAACTTCACCGAATAGTTCCTGATACTTGGTGTTGTATTCGTCTTTATCCTCTTTGTATTTTAAAACTAAGTCTCTAAAGTCCAACACGCCCATAGGCTCAACCATTAGTTCGCTGCTTACGTCTAGGTTGTTTGTAATATCCACCACATCGGAAGTGTAAAAGTCGTCACGTGGTTCAATTATTAGTTTGTTTGCATCTATTGTATCTGGTATTGCATACAAGTTAAACGCTCTAAATAGCCAAGTTAAAAAGTCCTTTTGCTTAATCTCCTTTGGTAAGGTTGAACTAATGTCGATAGTATTGCCCTCTGTATATTTTGGACTTGGTGCGCTTTTAAATGTGCTATTTGCTAATATCTCTATGCTGATATCGTTTGCATCGTTATTAAAAAATATCCAATAAAATTCGATATACAATTCATCATTATCATTTGTATCTATTTCAGATGAAAATATTTTAATTGTTTTAGTAACTGAACCGCCATTAACTACACCGCTCATATCAACTTCAAATCTATTACTTGAAACTAATGGAAAGCTACCTACTTGATTATTATTAAAATCAAAAGTTACAAAGGCTTTTACTCCTGAGCCAAATGTTGCACCGCTATTATTGTAAACCTTTATTTGACCATCAAAAACTAAAACATCAAAACCTGCTGTTGAAGAATTAACATCTATTTTATCATTGGCTAAATCAACACTAGGAACTGATGTATCTTGAATAATAGTGTTAAATAAATATCTTTTTTGTTCGCTTATTGTCGCTCCTGTGCTTGGCGTTGTGTAGCTTGTATTGGCTGAATTTCTAACTATAAAAGTTTTATCATTTATTGTGTTTTCAGTTGCTACAAACTTACTGCCTGTAAATGGCATGATTAACTTTTTGAATATAGTCGAATCAAAAAATCTTGAATCGTAACGATAGCCTGCTGCACTAAATATCTTGTCAACTATCTGCTTAATATAAATAGCAGGATACATTGAAGTTTCTAAGGTGTATTCAAGTTCTTGTTTGTTAATTGAAAGCCCATTATCAATTAGCGGATAAACATAACCTTCTCCCGTTGGATTGCCACCAGAAAAGTTAACGTAAGGATTGCCGTTCTTGATAACGTAGTTTGCCCAACTATTACTTATTGCAGATGAACCCCAAATATGGTTATATTCTGACAAGTCAATTTCTGACAACTTCTTATCTCCTAAGTCTTGGAATAGGTTTGCAAGTTTGCCAATAATAACTAATTCAAACTCGGCTTCTTGGTCGTTTACAGGTATCTGAGTTAACTGCAAATTACCACGCATTAAGATTATACCGCTGCGAATTATTAACGCCTCAGACTTCAAGTTCACGTTAAAGTCAGGATTAAAGTTAGTTGCCGTTCTATTACTTGTCGACCTGTTTAAGTCTTGGATGTTTGAGAATATCGCTCTATTGTTTGCCGTTGCAGGCACTTTGATTGGTAGCGTGTAATCACTCTTTCTTTTCTCAGGTTCTTTAATATCTATAATAGACTTATTAACAGGAATAGGGATGTTATCGTAAAGGTCAAGAATAAAAGTTTTAACCACTTGACCATTTAAGTATTGCAGTATTTTTATTTCGGTTTGCATCATAAACTTTGGCGATAATTATCGAATGAATACTCAATGCTGATTTGAAGATTTGGAATCTGCCTGCCTTGCTCATACTTACGTTTAACGTAATTGTTTGCTACTATGTTCACAGGAACATAAGATGTCGAACTTGTTTCCAACATAACCACAGGGCTAACTACTAGCTGCTCCAGTGCTGCTGATTCTGCATCGGTCAATAAGTCTGAGTTAAGTGTAATCCTTTCGGTTAGCTTTGTGAAGTATTTTGTTTTAAGCCTGTCTGTTTTTTGGTAGCCTAAAGCCTGCACCTTTTTATATTCTTTGTTTTCTATCTCCACAGATTCGGTGCTTACCATTGTAAAGTTAAACGCATCAAAGCCGCCCAATGAGTTTAGCCAATGTAAACGATAGATTTCGTAATTGGCGCATGAACTATCTACATCAATGGTCTTCGTAAATACTAATTCATCGCTGCTATTCTTTATGTCAACTCTGTAATATGCTGCACCTGCAATAGATACACCCATAAAAGTCAAGAACGATTCGCCAATGTTTAACGATACGATTCCTGTTGCTGCGGTATAAGTTGAATATGAACTTGAATTTATTGAACTGCCTGCACTATTGTAAACATTCACATCTACTATAAATATCTCATTGCTTAAATCAAAGAAGGTTAAGAATCGCTGCTGATTTATTCTAATCTTTTCTCTGTATGAGTTATCGTTTAAGCTAACTTTATTAGTTGTCTTTAATTGTTTGTCAGGACTAAATGCTGTTTTAGTCCAATCTAAGAAATCAAATATCGCATTGCTTCCTAGCTTAGGGCTGCCACTTGTTCCAAACTGAGCAAGGTTAGGGTAGATAACAGGCACTCCGCTTGCATTATCGTATATCTCGCCTAGTTGCAACCAATACCTAGCCTGTGAATTAACGCAAGGCACTATATCGGTAGAGTTAAATCCGCCAAAATCAAAGGTCACGTAGTTCTTTACTATGTCTGCCACGTTTATTTGAACAGTTCCCACTAGTGGTTGCTTAGGTAAAGTTAACCTAGTCACAGGGTTGCTTTGTCCGCTTACGTTTACATCGCATAAGAATTGGTAATTAGGCTGAGTACTATTTCCACCGCTCACACCTATCACTATTTCGTTAAATAAATTTTGCCAATTATTAGGGCTTTCTATTATTGTTATCATCTTGTCAAGTTTATCTCTACACTTACTATTATTTGCTTGCCGAATTTCTCAGCTATTGCGTTGCTCATTCTTGTAACCTCTGTATCACTTATTGCCGTGTCTATAAAATAGGTCGGTTTTAATCCGTTCTGCTTTATTCCAAACGCTATCGCTGTGGCTCGTTTTCTTTTCTCGTCTATCTGAGCCTTTGCTCTTGCTCTTTTAGTTAGGTTTCTAGTTTGTGAATATCTTGAATCTAGCGGAATACCTTTTTTTGTTATCCACCTCATTAAGTTGTCGACCATTGGCTTACTTGGGAATCTAGTCCTAAAGCTATAAATTGAGCCGTGCTTAGTTCTTAAACCATTTACCCCACTATTTACAAAGAAGGCATAATCATTACCTTCAATAGCCACGTAGTATTCATTACCTGCCACGCTTACAGGCATAGCAACTATTGACTGCTTCAACTCTGAATCCCTTAAGTCTACTTGGTCTAGGTTACTCTTTAACGCCTCGCTGAGTTCATTAGCCACGTTGAACAATGACCGCCCAATAAAGGTGTCAAACTTAATATTCTCAATAGGAACGTAATCTTCACCTATCGAACCTAAAAGTGCCTCATAGTTTGCGCTCATTGTCTTCCCTATCTATTTGGTAACATATTAAGTTTAAAAATTCAATCACGTTCATTTTAAAGAAGTATTCCCACTTTGTAGCATCTCTATTTGCGAGGTTATCGATTGTAACGATGTAGCCCCATTTGGATTCAAATCCTTTACTATCGCTTCCACCTCCGCCTCCAAATAAGTTCTTATATGAATAGATAATTCGTGTAAGACCTTGCAAAAAAAAACCAAGAGAGGCTGAGCATCTTTCATTGTCATCTTCTCAAACACTAGGTCGCTTATTTCTTTGTGTGCTTTGCCATCGTATGCCGATACCTTTCCGAATCGCCACGTCATAGGTTTAAGAAATACTGCTATAAACTTGTGAAGTTCCTTTTCAGCTACCTTGCTAAATGCTGATGCATCAATGAATTGGTCGGTGGTTATCTTCATTATGTCGGTGTCAACTGCAAACCACTTACCGCTAATCTTTATTTTTTTTTTAATCTTGTATCCTTTTAAATTATCCTCAATAGATTTTAAACGCTCTACATAATCCATAAAGATAGTATGAGGCAAAGCCTTGATTGATTCGATTGGTTGCCTTAAAACGATTGAAACACGCCTCTGCAAGTATTCTAATTCACTTTCGTAAGGCATCTGTGCCAATGTGCTAACGTATTCCTTGATGGTTATTTCTTTGAACTCCCGCTCCATGTTATTAAATATATTATTTTAGTTTTGTGTAATTGTTTTTTTAACTTGTTGATTATGCTCGCATTATGGTATACTTTCCAGAGTTACGCTCTTGAAGTTTCATTAGTGCAAGATACCTAGTTGCATCTATTAAGTGATTATTAAAATCAATTGGTTCGTTTAGCGTGTGACCTGCTTTGTCTATTTTCCATTTGTAGGTCCTAAACTCTCTAAGTAGATTTGAACCGATTAGGTTTAGCTTGTAACGCCTTAGAATGTCGATTGAATTAATAATCGAATCCTTTCCTTTTGCAGTTGGTTTAATATTGTAACCAAGTCTATACACTTCTTCAATACTTTTAGGCTCGGCACTATCTGCATAAATCTCATCCCTTCGTTCTACTCCGATATTCCTTAACTTGTCTGCTACGTCTTGGTTAGTAAGTCCACGTTCGTAAAGTTCTTCCCTAATGTAAAGTTCTTGGTTATACTTGTAAAACGAAACTACTGCCGTAGGGTCATTACTAAAACCCCAATCTAATCCATATCCGATAAAGTTGGCATCTTGTGGCACTTGGTAGCCCTCAGTAAAATTATTAAAGACTAAACCTTTCAACTGCCCTCTTTGCCCTAAACCAAATATTTTCCAATACTCAGGGTCTGCTGATTCTAATTGCTCAATCTCTTTTTTAAGTGATTCAGGTAAGTGTGGGTTATCCTTGTAGGTTGTAATTAATAACTTAGCGTCTTCTCTAGGAATTACTTGCTCATAAATCCAATGCTCAAAGTCCGATGGGTTATAATCGATTATTACTTTGCCTGTGGTTCTTAGTAGCAACTGCCTCCAATCTTCAAGTTCTAGTTCATTAGCTTCATTGGCAAATAGGATATCACGCTTTCGCCCTCTTATCTTGCTTGCATCGTCTACACTAAAGAACTCGATTAGGTTGTCATTAAGTAGATAAGTGTTCTCGGTCTTGTTGTGGTTAGCCTCTGAGTATAGTTCAGCCTCCTTTAGTATATCGAAGAAGTCACGCATTGAACTTGCCTTTAATGCTGGCAAAGTTTTACGCACTATTGAATAGGTTAGTCCTGTATGCTCTACGCAGGTTCTTACAATCCATTGCAAGGCTGAATAAGTTTTACCTGACCTACTCCCGCCTTGAAGTATTGCTATTCTTTTTCGGTCTACCTTAAACGTATTATCAATATGAACTAAGTTAGGATTAAACCTCATTGTTCTCGATAGGTGATTTTAACCAATCAGGCATTTTATTGATGTTAATGTTTTGCTCGTTCTGAACCTTCTCTGTCAAACCATTTAGTCGCTGAGTTATGCTTGCGTTATACTGCCCAACCATGCCGCCTTGAATTTGGTCATCCTTGATAGCTTTGCGTATGCGTGAGCAGATAGTTTGATAATCGGTGTACCTTTGTTCAGTATTTGCAAAATATTGGCTTAAATCGCTTATTATGCCGTTATCGTAACAATAGCACTCAAACCCATCTAAAGTGAGAGGTCTTTCCAATAGTTCATAATCGCTTACTCCATCCTTTCCTACAAATACGTGCTTCTTTCTTGGATTACTTTTAACCTCTGTCTTATAAGCCTCAAAGTGTTCCCACATCTTCTCTGGCGTTTCTATGTATTTATTCTTTCCCATAACTTTAAATATATTATTTGCTCGATATAATACTCTCGTAGTATTCTATCCGATACTTACGCCATATTGCTTCGTTGCTATTTTGCATAACGTCTTCTTTTAGTTGACTGCCTAAGTCTTTTCTCAACTCAGGGTTTTCGATTAGCCTACGCATAGACTTGTACCAATCTTTTTTGCCTGCCACTAAACAATTCTTTCCGTGTTTGCTCATCCATTGATAAGACTCCACATCCGATACGATTACCCCTAAACCGAACGCACCCATCTCCAACATCTTTAATTCAGACTTTGCTCTATTGAACTCGTTATATCTTAAAGGAATCAATCCGATGTCCATTAAATTATACGCTTGAGCATAGCTGTAAACATCTGCTGCGTTTATTCTTCCGTAATTATTATCATCTAGGATGTAATTTGAAGTAAAAATCTTTTCATACTT